TCCATACACGAGGCAGAGAAGTGTTGGGGTTAGCTGAACGCCATTGTCCCTGTGTCTTCACTTCGCCTGTTGTTCTGTTGCGGTATTCTGACATGATTGATGTTCTCCTGTGTCAGTTGATTATGCGATTGCGTAGAAAATGTAGTCACCAGCAGGAAAATAACCTGCAACTGTAGCAAATCCTGAACTGTTTGGCGTAAGGTAAGTATCAGAAGATTCTTGTCCCGTAGTGTCTAGTCTCAATCCCGGGCTGCTTGAAACTGTTATTCCTCTTTCAGTATCAAAAACCCACCAGTAATCACTGCCATCATACCTCTTCATTAACACAAACCTAGCACCACTACTAAACCCACAATCTACTACGGAACTTTGCCCCGAAGATATAGTAAAGCTCCCCACCTTCGATATACCATCAAGGCTTGCGAAGAGGTAGGCTATGTAGTCTTCGCCAGAATTATTTAATCCTTGAGCGCAAAAGTTTGTAATATTATCCCCTTCATTAGGATCACCAGTTCTGAAAGGGTATCTATAAACAGACGAGTTAGGTATTGAGCCATTACTGCTTGCCGCTGCGCTTGTATTTAACTCCATTGATAAATAACTACCGCTAGTCCATAGATTTTTAACATAAACAGACCAAGCTGATATGCCATTCCTTTGTTTAGAAATAATTATTTCTGGCTCAACTGTTAGATTATGCGGAATTATTCTTGCGCTGCCTGTTCCATCCCCCGACCAAGCAACCGCATCGAAATAGCCCGGCGCACGTTTCCAACTATAGTTTATGAAATCGCCGCCTGAATTAGACCAACCATCACCAGCGTTCCAACTAAATCCTGTCATATCGTCATGTAGCCACTGATCTGCACTGGTAAATGCTGTACCGTCAGCCGCAGTAGAATCAGTTAAAAGATATTTCCTTGCTCCACGCAATCTATCCCACACTTCCCAAGACGTGTTAGAATCAATAGCTTTTACAATTGTAAAATCAACTGGAAAACCTGTTGTAACCGATGTCCCTGCTCCTGCACCTGCTACTTCAGTAACATCAAACACCTCAGTCGCACTCTCAGGCACTTTAGTCCCACGGCGAATGGCGATGTAGATGTAGGTTTCGCCTGATTGGTTTAGAGTGCCGCTTGTAGTTTTAAGTTTGAACCCAGTAGAGAGTAAATCTAACTGATCGTAGTAGCCGTTGCCTGACTCACTGTTTGAATCATGCGGAGATAGGTAAGGGTCAGTCCCACCTGTTGAGATGCCCCTCATACTATCGTAAATACCCCAACCATCTGATCCTGACGATCTTTTAGTTAGCAACCACTGAGGCTCAAACCCTAAGTCAATCTCAGGGCCATCACTAGAGCCATTACCAGTATAACTCCCACACTTGATAGCATCTAAATCACCATCAGGGCCGAACCCACCGTCATTATTGTTGTGGGCGAATAGGTAGGCAACGTATTGGTGTCCATTATCATTATTACTTGATCCCACATAAAAGTTGGTAGATGTTGCGTTTTGAGAACCAAATGCAGTTGAGCCGCTATAAAATTGGTCATTATAATTAAAATATCCTTCATAATCGTAACCCAAAGAACGGTGATAATTTCTCCAGTTACCTGTTCCATTATACCTTTTTATTGCAATGAAACCAACCTCACATCCAAGGTTATGCGAAAGTGTTCTGTTGTTAGTCCCATCTCCGGTCCAAGTCACCACATCAAAGAACTTAGGGGCTTTGCGGAATGTCCAAGAGGCGTAGTCGTTGCCATTTGTGTTTATTGAAGCATAGTTACCACCAGAGAAGCCGTTAGCATTAAAAGATGTTACGCTATTCGTGACTGTGGTTTCTCCATTTGAAAGGTTAGATACAAGCCTTTTAGTCGCACCTCTTTCGGTGTCAAAAAAATTGTGACCATTTCCAACATCACGGTCCTTAATCCAAACCAAACCACCTTCGCCATCAAGGTCAATGCCATTGGTGATCGTTTGTGTAGCACCCGTACCTTCATATAAGTAAGTGCTGAATACACTTTCTACGTCAAGGGCAGCACCACCAGCGGCAGAACCAGCGGCAGCCTGTAGCATCTTTTTCTTAGTAGCCATTATTGTAGCTCCTTATGCTAATGCTTGCCCAGCTGTAAATCCGTACCAGTTAGTCCCACCATCCCGTGTGGTGAACACAAAAACGTCCTTCGCACTAGCTGTTGCTGTCAGAGTTGGAGCAGTAGCAGCAGGCCAGTCAACACTTGCAGGCCATGTGACTGTGAAGCCAGAGGCTGAAGCGTCTTGGATGATCTCAATGGAGAACGTGTAGGACGTACCGCTTGCAGGTGGGTTGCTGAAGGTAAACGTAGTGTTCTCTGTTAGTGTATGGCTGAATGTGTTACCAGCTTCGCAGTTGACCGTAGTGGCGTTGCTAGTCGATGTGACCGCAGCGTAAGTTTCGTTGTAGCTGTCAGCTATAAGTTCGCCTGTGATGTCTGCGCCTACTGAGGTGGTGGCGATCTTGGCAGAGTTGTCGTAGTAAAGTGTAACTGCACCATTTTGCTCGCCATACAGCATAAACTCGTTGACCGCACTGTTTGTAATCCCGACAGCGTTTGCTCCACCAATGTAAAGATTTCCTGCGCCTACATCTGTAATTACACTATTCCCACCATCGTGATAAATCTGTAGGTCAGACCCAGCGCCGAAGATGGCCTTGTCGTTGTCACCAAAGGACACATCGCCAGTGAATGTACCGCCTGAAGCAGGGACTACCGTAGTAGAAAGTTTACTAATATCAATAGCTGCACTAGCATTAATGTCTACGTTAGTGATTGTACCATCTGTAATGTTGCCAGAGGTTACATTCTGTGGTGCGGGTTGGTTACCAATATAAGGCATATCTGTCTTGCTCCCTTATGACTGTTCGAGTACGGACACAATAACGTCAGCACTTGAAGCTGTGTCACTCGTAACTTTAATGATGTCAGTTGTCTCTAGTACAACCTTTTGATCCCCGCCGACAGGAACTAATGCACCCCCTACAGGAACAGTAGCACCCTTAACTAGGTACACGTCCGTAGTACCGGAGGTGTCAGTAATAACAACATCAACTGTTATAGCGGATGCAGTGATATTAGATACAGTCAAACCAATAACTGTGGTGGTAGTCGAAGCAGGTACAGTATAAACACTTGTTTGGGATGTGCCTATTGCTGAACTAACTGCATTCTTAAAGGTGTTAGCCATTATTTAATTCCTTATCCTAACGCAATAGCTAAAGCAAGTGCATCATCTGCTAGTGCATATCGAGCATCGCTTTGGGTTTTAGTGTAGTGATCTGCTAGAGAGAATGAACCGTAAGCTACAATGTCTACGATGTCCCCTGCAGTAGCACCAACAGTCAGTGTAACTGCCGTGCCAGATGTAGCAGTAAAGTCTGTACCTGCTAAAAGTTTAATACCATTGAGGTATACGTCTACATAACCTACATCATACGTAGCTGTGAAAGTTGTTTGACCACCTGTAGCAGTGTAAGTTACACGATCTGATGTACCATTGACAGAGGAACCTGCAGCAACCCAACCCGAAACGCTATAAACGTACATGAAGTTTGTTGTAGTATTGAAGTACAAAGCACCTACGATAAGTGCATCACCGTCATTGTCTAACGCAGGAGCAGAAGACTTAGCACCTAAGTAACGATCATCAAAGTCATCATACGATGCAGCGGCATTAGCCTCACTTGCAGCGGCAGCAATAGCGGAGTTAGATGCGTTTGTTTCACTTGTTGCAGCATTAGTCTCAGAGGTAGCAGCGGCAGCGGCACTAGCAGAAGCTGCAGTAGCTGAACCAAGAATGCTATCTACGTATGTTTTATTAGTAAGGTCAGCGCCGTTAGTAGGGCCATAGGTAGTAGTAACCTTAGCACTACCCATGTCGATAGCACCTGTCATAGTACCACCAGACAGTGCAAGGAAGTTAGTGTCTACATAAGTCTTAGTTGCTGCGTCCTGTGCTGCAGTAGGATCACCCAAGCCAGTAATCTTAGATGTACCCATAGCAATAGCACCAGTCATAGTGCCACCTGCTAGTGGTAACTTAGTAGCAATGCTAGTGGTTACAGTGTTTGCAAAGTCTGCGTCATCGCCCAGCGCAGCAGCCAGTTCGTTTAACGTATCTAGTGCAGCAGGTGCGGAGTCAACCAAGTTAGCTACGGAGGTATCTACATACCCCTTAGTTGCAGCATCATTTGTATTAACTGGTGTAGTCAGGTTAGTGATGGTAGCTGTAGTACCAGCATTCATATTCAACGTACCATTAACTGTTACGTCTTGGAACGATGATGTACCTGTAGAAGTTACGTTACCTGTCAGATTACCTGTGACATTGCCTGTTACATTTCCAGTAACGTTACCTGTTACATTACCTGTAAGTGGGCCTACAAAGCTAGTACCTGTAACGGTTGTACCTGTTATAGCTGCAGGACTTGCTGCACCAATAATAGTACCGTCAATAGCCCCACCATTAATATCAACAGTTGCCAAGGTGGCTTGTCCAGATGTCGATACAGTTGTAAAACTACCAGCAGCAGCACTAGAAGCACCAATAACTGTACCATCAATGTTGCCCCCATTAATGTCTGCAGTTGTTACTGTTGTTGTACCTGTAGCAGTTAGGTTAGTGAAAGTACCTACAGCAGGAGTAGCACCACCAATAGTTGTAGCGTCAATGTTACCACCGTTAATGTCTGCAGTGCTTATTGTAATAACGCCAGTAGCTGTTAAATCTGTAAATGTACCTGAACCTGCAGAGGCAGCACCGATAGTAACACCATCAATAGCACCACCGTTAATATCTACGTTAGAAAGAGTAGAAGTACCAGTAACTGTAATGTCATCAATGTAGCCAATGCCATCAATGTATAGGTCTTTAAACTTTAGAGATGCTGTACCAAGGTTAATGTCATCGTCAGTTACAGGTACAATAGCACCATCTTGGATGCGTAGTTGTTCTACAGCAGAGCCACTTACCTCAGAGTAAAAACTAATACGATTGTTTGTTGTATCTACGACTACTTTGTTCTGAGCATCAAGATCGGCAATGAGTGGTACGTAAGTACCTTCAGCAGAAGTGCCATCGTGTTTGTGACCCGTGCTGTTGTTGAAAGCATCACGGATAGCGTTAAACTCTGCGTTTACTGGTGCAGCTTTGATAACCGCATTTGCGATAATGTCAGCTACGGACTGTCTGGTATATCCCGCCATTTAGAGTCTATCTCCCACCCCGAAAGTAATCACTATGCCTTGAATGCTGTGTGATGCGTTTGTATCGTTTGTTACGTATTTAAGTGATGCCGACTTACCTGAGCCTGAAACGTTAGTACGCTGTACTGGTGCAGGGTTGCCATCAAAGATTGCTGTACTATCATACAAGGCTTCGTTGTAGTAAGCTGCAGCACCTTGTGTTGTTAGTGTAAAGTTAGTTGGGCTTAGTGTATCTACATCTTCGTAGTCATACAAGGCAGACATAACAATCTCATTGTCACCCTCAGAACGTAAGTAAGTAGCTACAGTATAGAATACTTTACGCTGTTCTGGGTCTTGCATGTGAAAGAATGGTGTCTGGAATACACTAAAGATGTCCTCACCATCAAAGTCATTGCCTTGCTCTTGGCGATGTACCTTACCGTTGCTATCACCATGTATAACAAACTCATTCTGACCAATGTAACCAGAGGTAGCACACGTAGTAAATACGCCAAGCATCTGACCGTACTCAAACTGTAGTCCGTTAGGTGTCTGTCTAAAGCCACCAATAATACCCTGACCATCTGCAGCACCAAGAAAGTATCTAAACTGTGTCTTCTGTCTAATAACTACAGCGTCTAACTTATCTAAGTCTACATCAAATACAACGTCAGTAAAGATAGACTGAATGTCTTTAGATACTGTCTCAAGGTTAACGTCACCAATTTTATCAGTACCAGTAACAGGACGCAAGCCATCTTGTGATAGGAATAGTAAGTCACCACCAATTTCAACTACACTATCCGTAGCAAGACAGCCCAAGTCATCCGTAACTTCTTGCAATACAAAGTCTGCAATGTTGTTGCCTACAAGCTTACGGATATTGTTAGTGCCAAAGATGTAAAGCGCATCACGGAAAGACTTGATAGCTACAATAGAAAAACCTACGTTGATAACACCTGCACCATCCGCAGGGTCAAAGTCAGTCTCGTCATAAGGGGAAGAGAACCACAGGTTAGTAGGCTCAGTAGCGTCACCTGCTAAGAATAAATGGTTTTTAAATGTGTGAGATACTTTAGGTGCGCTAGGCGCATTGGCATTAGTAATCTGTGTGTAGGTTGTACCGTCATACGTAGCTGCTGGATTAACACCATCTGCGATTACTACTTTTGGTGTACCCCAGTTATAACGAGTAAAGCGTACCTTGGGATAAGTCGATACGTCTACAGATCCAGGAGTAGTTATAGTAACCCAAGCAGATGTAGCAGTATCCCAGTAGTACAGGTAGTTGGTACTTCCTGTGTCATACCGTGCTGCTAGGATGCCATCGTTAACACCATTAGCTACACATACACCCAACACGTTACCAAAGCCAGGTACAGTACCATAGTCATTGCTGTAGCCACTAATCTTACGGTAGCCACCAGTAACAGCAGGCTCGTAGTTAATCAACGAGATAGCTGAACCCGGCTGTGTCTCACCCTGTGATAGCACATCACGACTGGTGTTAAGACCACCCTGGCAGAAGACTTTAAAGGAGGCTAGATTATCAGCCATTAGTTACTACCGTTTAGAGATGTAGTCTGCCCACGGTTCAGTACGGTTGATCTTACTTGGAGGGGATCGTCCATAAGAACACGGCGCATAGACTTAATACCATCATCAAAGTTATTCTGGTGCATTGAGGCACTCTGCTCGTTGCTACGGAAGCGCATCATAAACATCATAGCACCATCAATTAGTACATGTTTAAACCTGTCTGGTATAACACAAACATCGTTGTACACTGCCATATCTTCAGGGTAAGACCAGTAAACATACTCAATCTCGTATGCTGCGTCAGGTACTGGTGTGACACCGAACTTAGAGTCGTAAGTCTGATAAACAGTATTGGGTGCAGAGTTACCATTAACCAAGTCACCTGTGTCATCTGCTGTACGGTAGTTGTTTATGTAGTCTTCGTAGGAGATAGCCCGTAGTCTTTGTGGGCCATTGTTTTTAGAGTCTAAACGTTTAATATAAAAAGTATCCCAGTCCACACTAGAGTAGTTAGCTGGGAAGTCGTACTGACGTGTAGCAGGTGTCAAAGACTGTGTGTACGTAGTCTTAAGAAAAGGCCACTCTTGTCCTGTCTGTAGAATAAGTCTAACACTACTGTTGACTGCATCTTTTGCTAGAGCCTGAACGTTACGTACAGTATCGAAGCCATCACCTGCTGTATCAAGTGTGACCTCATTCATGCGTCTTAGTAATTCATTAACTAGCGATACGTAAGTAGCCATAGGTTATCTTCCATGATTCTATTTTCTAGACTCTTTAAAGGACTTACTCAGGCAAGTACTTAAAGGAACCTATCTTGTAGGAAGGGGCCACCGTAGCAGCCCCTACCATTAGATCTTAGGCCAAGTTATACTTAGCTGTTACAAGAGCTTCTGGGCGAAGAATCTTGCGACCGTAAAGATGCATACCACGGACGATGTCAGCAAAGCTGTCTGGGTCACGGTATGTTTCAGTCTTGTTGATTTGCTCAGCAGTTGCTACAGCAGAATCATGACCAGCTACGATAGCACCGTAGTTAGTAGACTGAGCAGCTGTACCTGTTGTCGATGCGCCTGTGCCAATGGATGGCAAGTTGTTGGACACATAAACACGGAAGCCGTTCCAGTTGTTCAAGACGAGACCGTTACGAAGACCATTGGAGTCACCGAAGTCTGCATTCAGAAGACGTGAATCTTCATCCATCAGGATCTCCATCATGACCGGGTCAATAACAACCCAACGGCCAGCCTTGTCAACGCTCTTCTGGTCAAGCAAACGACCCATACGTGCAATCAACATAGTCGGTGAGACATATGCTGTTGGCAGGGCTGTTGCACCTGGAAGACGAGCAGCAACTGGGATCGAGTCACCAGCTACACCAGCAGTTGTGATGTTGCCGAAGTCAGGGCGTGACAGTTTGTTGCCAGCCAAGAGTTCGTCAGAACCAGCTGTTGTGTCAGCCTTGGTACCGTTAACAGTGTCAT